GCGGCGGTGAAGGGAGTTGACGTTGTTCTTGACAATGAAGGGGTTACCGGCGGCGCCTCCCAGGCGACGATTACCATGGCATCCTGCCGAATACAATCACCGTGGATGTTGATGGCGTGACCATCACCCAGGCGTTCGACACGGACAACGCGACGACGTTGGCCGCCCTTGCCGCGCAGATTCAAGGGGAGGCCGGGGTTGCTACCGCAGTTTCCAATGGAACCGATACCATCACGGTGACTTCTCAGACGGCGGGCGTTCCAACTATCATCAACAATTTCTTGGTCACTGGTGGGGCGACGCAGCCGACGGCGACGATTGCAAACACGGTCGACAATCATGGCGTTGCGGAAGATCTGTCGGAAATTATCGACGAGAACAATACGTGGTATGGCTTGATCCTTTGCGATCGCTCGCAATTGCAGGTGCAAGAAGCGGCTGCCTTCATTGAGACCCAAAGAAAAATTTTCTTCACTCAAACAAACGACGTCGCGACCTACGACCCCAATTCGACAACCGATCTTGCAGCCGTTCTTTTCGGAAAAAAATACAATCGGACGGCGGTCATTTACAACGCGACATTGAACGATTTCGCGGATGCGGCATGGATGGGGAAATTTTTCCCATATACGGCAGGATCCGCAAACTACGCATGGAAGACCTTGACCGGAATCACAGCGGATAATCTGACAAACAATCAGGCCATAAACATCAAAGCGAAAAAGGCAAATATCTATGTGACGATCGGGGGAGTGGATGTGACAGAGCTTGGAACCATGGCGTCCGGGGAATGGATCGACATCATCACTGGAATTGATGCGCTGCAAGCGGACATGGAAGAGAAACTTTTCGGACTTTTGGTAAGCGTTCTTAAGGTCCCATATACCGACGAAGGCATTGCGATGGATGAAAATCAAGTGCGTGCGGCACTTCAAGCCTCCGAGGACGACGGCTTTCTTGCGAAAGATCCAAAATTCCAAGTGTTCTCGCCAAAGGCCGTTGATGTCGATCCTCAAGACCGGAAGGATCGAGTTCTTAACGGAATCACGTTTACCGCACGTGCGGCGGGCGCGATCAACGGCGGCGATATTTTCGGAACCGTAACGCAGTAATCGAAAATCGAAAGGGACAAGGAGATTTTATGGCAAAAACTTATGACCCCGCGGAAGTTCAATTGATCTTTGGCACCTTCCGGATCACCGGATTTTATGAAGGGAGCATGATCAAGGTTGAATACAACGAAGACGCATGGATGACGAAAATAGGCGCCGCGGGGGAGGGCGCTCGGAGCAAGACAAATGACGAGTCGGCCAAGGTTACAATCGTGCTTATGCAGACGGCGGACGCGAACGACGCCCTAACGGAATTCTACGAACTTGACCGGCTCGGGAATGCTGGCCAGTTCCCATTACTCATCAAGGACGGTCGCGGGCGGAGCCTTCATCATTCGACGGGGGCCTGGATCAAAAAGCTTCCAGCCGCGGATTACGGAAGAGACATCAACGGCAGGGAATGGGTTTTCGAAACCACGAATCTTAAAACATTCATCGGGGGCAATTCATGATTACGGATCAAGAAGTTAGGGTTGATGATAGGACGTATCGTCTTACGATGTACTTCACGACACGGGCGACGCAGATTTTCCAAGGATGCGTGCGCCTTCTCGGGAAGGCCGGGCTTCAAGCGCTTCTAGTTTTAATGGGACCCGATAAAAACGGCGAAACGCTTCTTGCGACGGATGTCAGCGCTGGGGAAGGAAAAGAGGAAACCCAAAAAGAGAAAATGGCGAAACGCGTCGTCTCTTTTTTAAAGAATAACGAAAATGTGATCGAGATTTTATCGGATTCCATAGACAAATTTTCAACGGCGATGAAGCCGGAAGAATTCTCGCAATTCTTGAAAGACATGATCAAGGACGGCAGCATTGAGATTATCGAGGATGGGCGCGCGCGGGCGATTATGTTCGACACGGATTTTCAGGGAAGAATTTTTCATCTCTTCAAATTATTGGCACACAACATAAAATTCCAGTTTCTAACTTTTTTATCCGGGCCCGCCGACGACAAGGCCAGTCGCAACGCGGCGGGGACGATAAAGGCCCAATAGCCCCAGAAATCAACTGGTTTGTCTGGCGCCCAATTTTTGAGAAGGTGGCGACGCTGAAGGAGATAGAAACCCACTGGACTATCCTTGACACACAGGAATGTCACGCGGGACTTGACTATAGAGACCGCTTGCGTGCGATCGAAGCCGAAAAAATAAAGGCGGCGACAAGGAGAAAATAACGTGAGCGTCGTTCGAGAACTTGTCACCCTTCTAGGATTCGAAGTCGACGAGAATGGCTTAGGCAAAGCCGAATCAGGAATAGAAAACCTTAAAAAAGCAACGCTTAGACTTACCGGACTTTTCGTTGGAATAGGCGCCGGGCTTTATAAGCTGGTTCAGACAACGGCTGATTTCGGCGATCATCTTGCCAAAACATCCCAAAGAATCGGTGTCGGCGTTGAGGATCTTCAACGTTTCCAGTATGCCGCAACGCTTTCGGATGTTGGGACGGAAGAGTTTTCGCAATCGCTTTCGCTTCTAGCAAGAAAAGTTTTCGATGCGGGGAGAGGGCTTAAAGAGTCGCAAGAATCTTTCAAAAGGCTTGGAATAAGCCTCAAAGATACCCAAGGAAACGTCAAGACAACAGACAAACTTTTTCTCGAAATTTCCGATAAAATTGCGGCGATGCCTGCCGGTCTCCTGAAAACGGCGACCGCGATGGATCTTTTCGGGCGCTCGGGTGCCAAGATGATTCCGCTTTTGAATAGCGGATCGCAGGCGATTATCGAAGCCGGAAAAGAACTTGATGAATTCGGCATAGTGATGGGCGTTGACGCGGCGGAGGCAAGCGAGAAATTCAATGATAGCCTCACAACGATAAAATTCATTTTGGAAGGTTTCAAAAACGTCGTCGGCGCGCGGCTTCTTCCTCTTTTTCTCCAAGCGACACGTGCGTTCATCGATTGGCTTAAAGTGAATCGAGAAATTATCAAGGTCAAGGTTTACGACTTCGTGATTAGCCTCGTTAGAGTTTTCAAGCAATTTTTGCTTGTCGGGAAGGACATTTACACGTTTCTTGGCGGATTGATCGAGCGATTAGGAGGCATCGAAAAGGCGTTCCGGTTACTGGAAATCGCAGTCGGGTTTTTCGTGGCATACAATCTTGCAAATACGTTTATCGGTATCGCGTCGGCGGCTGGGAAACTAGCGACCGCGCTTCTCGGCGTCGCGGGAGCGGCGACGCTTGCAGATATTGCCATTGCCGCGATTCCGCTTCTAATCGCAGCGATCGCCGTGGCAGCCTATCTGATTTATGATGACATCAAGGCCTTCTTGGAAGGGCGACCATCTGCTTTCGGTGCATTTTACGAAAAGGCGCTCCCAGTCGTTCAAAAATTAAAACAGCTTTGGAGTACATTCACAGCGACCCTTTCAGATTATTGGCTCGTTTTTAAAACGGACATGTTGCCGATCATCGAGGATTTTGTTTCACGGCTTTGGGGCATGAGCGAGCCCCTGAGAACGTTTCTTTCCTATCTCTACGAGATAACGCCGCTTCTCAAAATAATGGGCGAGTTATTTAAAGCGTCGCCTTTTGCAATCCTTTTCAAGACCCTGGATTGGAGCAATCAGGCGGTTCGTAAGAGAGCCGATGAGATACGAGCTGACCAAAACAGGGGAAGAGGAATCGAGCCAGTCGATAAAGCGGAGCTTGATCGCGTTTGGGAAGAGCAGACAAACCCTTTTGGAGGCACTGTTGGGCCTCCGGGATTCAATGATCTTTTAAATCCGGCGCCGCCGGCGGGCATTTCGACAAGCGGAGGCGGGAGCACGCAGAACAATCAACTTTCCGTCGATCAAAAAATAGAAGTCAACGTAGAAACTGGGGCGGATCCGGACAAGATTGCGGAGACGGTAAGAAAGGTTACCAAAGGCGACTTGGGCGATCTTCTCTTTTCGACGGCGAAGGTATTGGAAGCGGGGCACGATTAACATGGCGATCCAAGACGTCCTCGGAATTATATTCGGGAAAAGACAGGCGGAAATCGGGGGCATTGTTCTTGATGCCTCGATCCGCGAGACCCATAAGGCACCATCGAAAGTAACGGAAAATCCGGTCGAGGAAGGCGCCAAGGTTACAGATCATGTCCAGATTGACCCGATTACTTTGACGATTGAGGGCATGATTTCTGATAGCCCGCTTGGGCTACCCGTGATCGGGAATATTCAAAATTTCATTTCAACCGCGGCAAGCTTCTTTGGGAAGGCCTCGCGATCCGTCGACGCCTACGAGCGATTTTTAAAGTTGCGGGAGGATAGAGAGCCATTCGACGTTATCACTGGCCTAAAACGCTACGAAAATATGATTCTCGAAGATTTCCAAGTTGACCGCGACCGACAAAAAGCGAACGCCATTTATTTCATCGCTACGCTGAAACAAATTCGGATTGTCGCATCGGAAACGACGGACGTGGCTCCCGCTTCCGATGAAGCAAAGGACCGTGCCGCAAAGATTAAGGATGCCGGACAAAAAAAAGCGGAAGAAGTTTCTGCGGATGATCCCTTGAATAAGAATCCGAATATTTCCTCTCAAAATTCAGACCCGAGCATTCTTTTTGATGTTTTCGGTAAGGTCGATTTCTAGGAGAACTTATGGGAAAAATCATTCGAGTCCCGCTGACGGAGACGGTTCCTTTTTTCAAGATTCACGGAATCGAGTTAGATGGAAAAGTTTTTGCGATGCAATTCGAGTGGCTAGAAAGGTCCGAGCGCTGGCATCTGCATTTAATGCAGTCCGACGAGACGCCCATTTTGATGGGGATCAAGCTGAATATAAATTCAGATCTTCTTTCTCAATACACGATCGCGGAATTACCACTCGGAAAGATGATGCTTTATGACACAAGCCGAAAAGATGCTGAGTGCGGGCGGAACGACTTAGGCAGCCGTTGCGTTCTTCTTTATGAGAGTATCGAGGATTGATCCATGTCCCGTCTTTATCTCAGAAAGGCACGGGTTCTAATTATCCCGCCAACAGGGGAATCGCGTTTGATTGAACTTTTGCGAATAAAGTTCAAGTGCGAAAAGACCAATGAGGGACACCCGAATAAGGCGGACATTGAAATTTATAATTTGAACGATACGAGCCGCGGGCTCCTGGAATCCAAGAACACAAAATGCCAATTGGAGGTCGGCTATGAAGAGACGGTAGAGCCTGTCTTTATTGGAAACGTCCTAAAAACAGAACACAAGCAAGAAGACGCGGACATAATAACGAAAGTACAGCTGCATGATGGCGGGAATCGATTCAGGAATGCTCGTATTGAGAAAGGGTATCCGCCGGGTGTGAAAACAAAGTTTATATTTCAGGAGCTCGCCGATGCGATGGGGTTGCCTTTGGGGGCACAGGTGGGACTTCCGGACCTTGAATATTCCCAAGGCGCCACATTTTCGGGACTCGTTCGAAAGCAATTAGATGACCTGACGGCGAAAAACGGACTCGAATGGTCTATTCAAGACGAAACGTTGCAGATCATTCCGAAAGCAGGATTCACGGCGGATTCCGTGATCGTGATATCTTCTGATTCGGGAATGATTGGACAGCCGACGAAGACGGATAAGGGAGTCGAATTTAGCGCGCTGCTTAACCCACAACTGCGCCCCGGAAAACGAGTCGAGATTCGGAGTCGGCGGATAAACGGAATTTTCAAAATTCGAAAAGTAAGCCAAGAGGGAGACTCACAGGACGGCGACTTTCTTTCGAAATGTGAAGCCACAAAATAAGGAACGCTCATGGCGCTAGATATCATAGACGAACAGGAAGATCCGCAAGCGGAGGCGACGCCGACGCTCGCGGAAGTCTTTCGGAAGGCCATGGAAGCCAAGGGACTTGATATGAAGGTTTGCGTCCCTGCGAAAGTTTTGAAGTATGACAAAAACAGGCAGTCCGTCGACGTTCGCCCATTTTTTCACAAAAAATATAGGGAGGGAAACACAGAGCAAGCCCCGATAATTTTCAATGTTCCGGTTGCCTTCCCCCGCGCGGGGAATGCCTTTATCGCGATGCCGATCAAGACGGGGCATTCTGTCATGGTTGTTTTTGCGGATCGTTCAATGGAAAAGTGGCTCGCTTCTGGGGAAGAGGGCCATCCTGAAGATACGCGCAATCACCATATTTCCGACGCCATCGCCTATCCAGGACTTTATCCGTTCTCGACGCCTGTTAAAATCAACAATGATGACGATATTATTATCGGGAATACAGGCAAAAAAAATCGCTTGGAAATTCGAGTTAAGCCGAACGGACATATTCAGATTTTGAACGCAAAAGAAGAACTGGTGAAGGTTCTGGATGATATGCTAAAAATAATTCGAGAGGCGAAGGTTTACACGTCGACCGGGAAGCAGCCGCTACGGCATTCAAAATTTCAAGACGTCCATGATCGCCTAAAAACATTCAGGGAGAAATAACATGGCCATGACCACGGCAGGAATGCAGGCAGCAATCAAGGCGGCGCTGGATGCGGAATTCGGCGCGGATTATGACAATATCCCGGATGACCACGAGTTGAACGGCTATGATTATGACACTTACAAAACACGTTTCGCGCGAGCCTTGGCGAATGGGATCGTGCCGTATATTCAGGCGAACGCGAACGCGGTTGGGACCGATACTCCAAGCGGCGACAGCCACAACTTGACGATAACGTGAGGGATGATTCATGGCCGGACAGTACAGCTTGAAATTGGACGATGACCCGTTGTCTCCGTTTTATGGGGATATTGCGGTTGAGAACAATAATTGGACGTTCACGGAGCCCGGCCCGGACGACACACGTCAAGCGCTGCAATGCAATTACCGGGCTTTTCGCGGGGAATGGTTTTTGGATACGTCGATCGGGTGCCCATGGTTCCAAGACATTTTGAAGAAAAACGCGAATTTCCCCATTATTCAATCCGTTCTGAAAACGGTCGGGCTGGATACGGAAGGTGTTCTAGGAATTTTGCAATTTGACTTTGATTTCGACAGCCCAAGCCGAAGGTTCCGGCTGGATGCCGAATTTCTTGCGGATGATGGGTCTGGAACGGGGACCCCTCTCAAAGTAAACGAGTTAAAGATAGAGGTCTGAAATGCCGCAATACGGATTGACCCCGCAAGGGTATGTTGTAACGCCGCTCCAAGTTTTCAAGGAGCAATTGGAAAATGCCTTTCGTGGAATTTACGGCCAAGGGATCAACCTTGATCCGAGGCAGCCGCCTGGACAGATGATCGGCATTCTTGCCGACGCCTTCGCCCGCCAAGATCAAAAAGCGAAAGAGGTTTACGACAGCTTTAACCCGAATGGCGCAACCGGCGTGAGTTTAGATAATGTCGCTTCATTGACGGCGATCAAGCGCCTCGAGGCGACGTTTTCCACAGGGCAGGGAATCGCTTACGGGGATGTCGGAACCATTATTAAAAAGGATTTTGTCATTTCCGTCGCGGGCAATCCGCTGGCACGATTCAAAATTTTGGCCGATCAAACTATCGGGCCGGGAACGGACGAGGTTCAGTCGATTACCTTCTCCGATGTCCCCGACGAGGGGACATTCACGCTTGTTTTCGATGGCGAAGAAACCGCGGCGATTAACTGGAACGATAACGCCGCCGCCGTAGAATCTGCACTCAATAACCTATCGGCACTGTCAGGGGCCAGCGTTTCAGGAAGCTTTGCAACGCAGACATTCGCCGTCACATTTACCGGGGCGGACGGCCAAAAAGATCAACCGCTCTTAACGGTCGGATCGAACAGCCTAAAGACGGCGACGATTCTTCTGGCGATCAACATCACGGAAGACACGCCAGGGGCCCTTCCGAATGTGCTTTGTGACGTCATCGCAGAGACCGCGGGCGCAATCCCGGCTTATGCAAACACGTTGACCGTGATTGAGACCCCAACGGCGGGATGGACGGCTTTTAACAATCCATCGGACATCACAATCGGGCGAGACATTGAATCGGACGCCGCGTTTCGGCTGCGCAGAAATATCACGCTCTCGACGGCTGGTAATACGACCGTTGACGCGATCCGATCCCACTTGCTGGAAATTGACGAAGTGACTTCCGCAAGAGTTTTCGAGAACGATGATGACGTGACGGATCTGCAAGGGAGACCGCCTCATTCATTCGAGGCGGTCGTTGAGGGCGGGGATGATCAAGAAATCGTTGATGTTATTTGGGCCTCGAAGGCGGCGGGAATTCAAACCTATGGGAGCTCGAGTGGAGTTGCAATCGATTCGATGCTTAACCCGCACACCATATATTTTTCAAGGCCTACGCCGATCGATATTTATATCAAGGTGACTTTAACGACCGACGGAAATTTCCCGATAAATGGCGATCAAGCCGTCAAGGAAGCACTCGCTGCCTATGGACAATCAAGATACAGCATAGGGGATGACGTTCTCTGGTTCGAGCTTTTTTGTCCCCTGACCGAAATAAATGGCATCTTGACTGCGGACATTCGGATCGACTTCACCCCAAGCCCAACTGGAACAGCAAATCTCCCGATCGCAGATAATGAGAGGGCGCACTTCGACACAACCCTTATTGACGTCATAATCGTATGATTGACCCGACTTATATTTCGGATTTCGAAGATGACGGCGTTGGCAAGATTTCATCGCAGTTCCGGGGAAAGGTTCGCATTGAAGAGACGGTCAAGGCGATTTTGGCTCCCATTCAGGCGAATGAGGATAGCCTTTCGGCGCTTTTCATTTATCGTTGGGTTGATACCGCCATCGGCGCGCAATTGGACCTCTTAGGGGTCATTGTGGGCGAAAGGCGGGGCGGTCGAGAGGATGAGGCCTACCGCTTGGGCATTCGCGCGAAAATCGCGATTAATACGGCGAAGGGGACCGGGAACGAAGTCAACACGATTTTCTCGCTCCTGACGGGGGCCACCTATGTCAAAGTTTATGAATTATTCCCGGGGAAAGTTGGAATCTTCGCAAACGTTAATTTCGTTTTCACGATAACAGGGCTCGGCCCGGACGCCTTTTCTTTCGCTGGCGGGATTCAGGGGAAAGGGTTTTCATCCGTTTTCGCGCCGCAACCCGATCCGGACGCCGGGGCTTGGGCTTCCATTATTCTGAACGACGTTTCGGCTCTTTATCTGATCATGGACAGCGTGCTTTCGGCGGGCGTGAAATTGATCGATCTCGGAGTTTTGCCCGACGATCCTTTCGCCTTTTCGGGTGGACTTCCACAAAACAAGGGGTTTGGGACGGCTTTTGACGTGACGGTGGGCGGCAAGTTTGCTAGTGTCGTTCCACCATAAACCGCGAAGGGGAAAATAAATGGCACAACCACAATTTACTCAATGGGCTTATCAGGCACCGCAAGGGCAGCAGGGCGGAATTGTCGAGCCGAATCTTGCCAAGAAACAGATCGGCTGGCAGCCGGGCGAACAGCCGCCGTGCGAGTGGATGAACTGGATCCAGTACACGGAATATCTTTGGCAAGCCTATGTCGAGGCGAAAACTGAAACGATTGACCGGACGTTTATCCTTCCCCAAGCCGTCACGTGGGACGGTTCCACGTTAACTTTCGGCTCCGCCCTTCAGATTTCTTTCCGGGTAAAGACCGGCGAACAGATCAACCAGTTTCCCGCGGGGACGCTTGTTTTGGCAGACGGCGAGGTGGTTGTTTTGCGGAAGGACAAGACGAATTCTTCCCCCGTTAATCTTGCGGCTGGTACCTACGGGAGCGGGCTTAACGAGGGGCAATATGATATCGTTGCTGAGAGCACACTTTCCGCAAGCTTGCAGGAATATGAGATGGTTCTATTCCGACGCAGGGGAACGACCCTTGAAGTTCCGTGCATGAGTGCGGTTTATCTGGCTGGATCTTCGTTTTCTTTCGGGAATTCACTAAAGAGTAGTTACATTGAAAATTTCGCTTCCTCGACCACATGGGTTGTAAATCACAACTTGGGGTCCGCGCACATTGTACAAGTTACGGATGACAACGACGGCCTTGGGAGCGTCATAATTCCGGATGATATCGATGTACAGCTAAACACGACCACGATCACGTTTTCAGTGGCGCAAGCGGGATCCGTTTTGTTATTGCCATCCCAATAAAAACAACAGGGAGAAAAATTATGAAAAAAATTCTAGCGACACTCGCGTTTCTTCTCCTGCCCGCAATGGCAGGGGCAACGAAAATCAACGGGAATCTTGATGTATCCGGTACTACGGTTCTTCGTGGGGATGAAAGTCTTTATTCGGGATCTGACCTGAACGTCTATACGGATACGGGATCGACTTTAGTGGCCTCAATTGACGGGGCGGTCGGATCTTTTAAAGGCGCTCCTCTCAAGATTGGAACCTACAACATTAATCTCGTCCGCGCGACAACGTCGGCGACGGGAGACTCAATCAAGATTCAATGCGGTGGATCTGCTTGCTCACAGACCAATCCGGGTTTCGTTGTTATGCCATCAACTACGGCGGGCGCGCTCACCGTATTTCGGATCACCTCCGACGTGACGATTAATTTGACGGGTGCGACTTGGGGAGCGGACACGGCGGGCGACCTCACGGGAAGAATTCTGAGGGCTTTATTCATTAACGACAATGGAACTTTGAGGACATGCGTTGCACTCCTTGGTGGACGCGATACGGTTTTAACGACGGATACGAACGCCACGGCAAGTAACGTTGATCAACCGGAGGAAATCCTTTGTAACACGGCCGTCGGATCTGCGACGAACACGGTCTTGGAATTCGGTTATTTCAGGACCGATTTTGATGACACGGGTGGAAGCTCGGAAAATTTGAATATTGTTCAGTCAGGCGTCAATGACGTAGTGACGGGGAAGAGCGCGGATGGTTTATGGCAACCGTGGAATCCGACATTCGTTGGCTTTTCATCAAATCCTCCATCTCCATATATAAAATGGACACAGATTGGGAAACAAGTCACTCTGCTTTGTAATACTAGTACTGGCGTATCAAATTCGGTTTTATTTTGGCTAACAGCTCCTACGCAAGGTTCTTCTTCAAATGTGGCACGAGGATCATTAGGAAGGTATGCAGATAATGGTGTTAGCAGTTACGGTACAGGGGTCGTTCTTTTAGCTGGTAGTTCTAATTCTTTAAGATTAGATACACCAAGCGGGGGAGGATGGACCAACTCTGGAAGTAAGAGCGCAGAATTTATTTTTTCATATGAGATCGGCCCATCCGCAAGCTTCATCGAATAATTCCTAAAAAACCGATTGGAATAGATCGGGATCGCCTTGAAAGTGGAATCCTCATTGGAGGATTCCATGCACCCGATTTTTAAAAAATCACTGATAGCTGCGGCCTTCCTTCTGCTTCCGCTGAACCTTTTTGGCGCTGGAAAGGTCCTGACACCCATCACGGACGAAGCTCCGTTCCCGGTGGCCGGGAAAGGGCCTACGGGCCTCACGATCCCCCTCAGCGTTGATGCCGACGGACTCCTGAATATCAACGCGTCCGTCGATACCAGCTCTCTCCTAGGATTCACAAGATCGACCATTTCTGGGACCGCTCTCAAGACCAGACAATATCAGTGACTCTCGGCGAATTCACAAATGGACTGCGAACGATAGCATCCTCTTTATCTTTTCGGGTAGATTTATAAAAATGGTTCTTCTCGGAGAATTGAAATAACCATAAACTCAAAAATTAATACCGAATAAAAAATTGTGATTTAGCTGACGGCGTGCTATTCAGGCCAAAGAGGTGACAGATGAAATACAATCTCTCTTTTGGCATTCTGGCAGTCCTGCTTTTAACGGCGCCCGCATGGGCGACCGGGAAGGTTCTTCCAGCCGTTTCGAATCAAGGCCCAACTGTCATGGGAGGGGCCGATTCAAACGATAACATCGTGCCTTTCCGCCTGAATGCCGACGGCACACTGTCGACGACCACGCAAGATGCATTCGGAACGATCATAGCCGGACAAATTGTGATCGCAGCGAGCGGCGCAACCGACCGCACCCAAGGCCCAAATCTCTCCATACATTCCTGCACATTTCAGGCAATCCAAAAGGACGGAACCGGCAACACGGGCATCGTGTATGCTGGCGGATCGACCGTGACAAACGCAGCCGGAAGCAATACGGGCTTTCCGATCAAGCCCGGCGGAGCGCTAGGGCCCATATCGATGTCGAATCTCAATCAGATTTATTTTTCAGCGGATACGGCTAACGATAACATAGCCGTTTTCTGCAATTAATATGAAAATATTAAAACTTTTTTTGTTGTATATTCTCGTTCCGGCGGCAGCGTTTGCAGGGTCCGGCATTTATTTTTATCCACCGCAGGGCGGCGACGTTAACGGGCCGGTGTCCGCGACGGACAATGCGATCGTTCGATTTGACGGCACAACGGGAAAACTGCTTCAAAACAGCATTCCCACGATCAACGATCTTGGCGATATTACCACGACGGGGAAAACCATATTCGGTGCGAACGGTGGGGCTGGATCCGGCACGCGCAATTTTGATTGGGGCAGCACGATCACCGATTTCTCAGCATCGAACACGTATGATCACTATGCCAGAACCATTCTCAACCCAACGACTGACGTAGGAGACGGATTTGGATCGTTTGTCGCGCATGAATATTATGTTGATGTCCAAAGCGTCCATAATTACAACTTTTCCAATTTCTCCGCCGGCGAATTTCAAATGCTGCACAGCGGCGATGGCGATTTGAGCTTAGCATTTGGTTTATTCGGGCAAGCGTACAATTCGGGCGCCGGGGACATTACTTCCGAGCAGGTCGGAGGGTATTTCATTTCCTACAATGTCGGGAGTGGAAATATCAGCGGCACCAATCCGAAAGAAGGGAACTACGCTATTGCGGCGGGCACCGGGAATTTCGGGGCCGGGAACATTGCTCAAGATTATATTTTCTATGGGGAATCACCCTATATTTTTGGAGGATCAATCACGAGCCATTGGGGACTTTATCTTGAGGATCAGGAATTTGGAACAAATTCATGGGCGATTCAAACCGCCGGCGGGAAAATTCAGTTTGGTTCCCCGGTCGGTAAAAATCCGCTGGTCTATCTTGAGGATGGCGACGTCGCGCATGGCATGACGAATCTCGTCCCAACCGATATTTTTGGCGCCTTCCTTCCGATTGCTCCGACGACGGGCGGCCTGAAAATTCAAGGATATAGCGACACAGACGCGACGGCGATGCTCTTTGAGGGATTTGTCGGAACGGCGACCCCTAGCGGGACAGTGAAACCGTTCATTTTCCAGGGATGGAAAAAAAATGGGACGACAAGACAAGCCCTTGGCGATTCAGAGATTCTAATGTCGGTCGCAAACGGATCGACAGAAGCCTTCCATGTCAATGGAAATGGACTTGTGGTCTTCGATAACGGGACACAGGGAAGCGCTGGATTTGGCTATGACGAAATCGTCACAAATACGACCGTCACCGGGACGATTCCAATCGATGACACTATCCCACAAAATACCGAGGGCGATGAAATTCTTTCGGCATCCATAACGACCCATTCAGCGAGTAGCAAGGTCCGAATTCATATATCCTTATTTGGAGCGCTTGGAACCGCTGGCGCTTGGTGGAGCACTGGTATTTTTAGAGATGCTGAAGCAAACGCGATCAACGCATTTACCGGAAACAGAAATATGGAATTGCAAAGCATATCATATTCTTTTGAGGATTCACCTGGTGCGGCGGGGACGTTCACATATAAAGTGAGGGTAGGCGCTAACACCGGCAATGTTTACTTGAACGGGACCTCATCAGGAAGATTTTTTGGGGGATCTGCGAGATGCACGCTGATCCTTGAAGAGGTTTTGTGAAGTTAATTTTTCAAAAAAACTCTATCGATTTGACGAGCATCGGAAACGTTTCTCTTGGAGTTATTCCAATCGAATGCGTTCTTCCATGGGTGTTTTTCGTGACTTCATCGAAATCGGGGGTGACAACATTTCCAGTTGTCACATTAGGGACGAACGGCCCGAATTATGATAATCATATGACCTTGCGCGACCTCAGCGGAATAAAGGGGGATGGCTTTAATTTTTTCAAGGATCCTTTCAACTCGAGCAATATAATTCATGCGAGCGATGAACTTTTTTTGAAAGTGCATTCGGCTTGCAACGGGACATTCACGGTAAACGCATTCGGATTTGGCTATGACATTAACGCACCCGGCCCGGTTATCCCCATCACGGAGGGAGGCACGGGCCAAGTAACGGCGCAGACTGCGAGGACCGCGTTGGGGACTCCCGGAATTCTTTCCACGATTACAGGAATTGACGGAAAGACAACAGGCCCGACGAACCTATTCACCGTCCCAACCGGCAAGACGGCAATTATTTTGGCGGCTGTTATGCGATTAACCACTGCTGTTTCCCTGACGTCACCTGGAAGAATTAGCATAGGGAGATCCGGCAGCCCAACGGATATATTTTCGGAGGCAACGCTTTTAGGATTCGACACATCGGGGGAAACCTATAGTTTCCAGGGGCAGGGAAACAGGGCAGTTGCAGAGGCCGGAGCAACGATTGTTATGAATATCGCGGTTGCCTTTGGGGGAACGACGGCAACGCTGGCGTGTGACCTAATAGGGTACCTTGTTTGAGGTAAAATCATGGCGCTTGTTTATCTTTTGGGGATCGATACGAATACAGGACAGCAAAAAATTTTCGATCCCAACAATGACGTGCCTGCGATTCCGGGCGGGTTTATTCGGGTTCTGGCAAGCGTTTCGGCAATCGACGGAAAGGCTGCCGGTGACACGGCACTTATTACGGCCCCATCGGATAGAAAAATCGTCGTGCATGGCGTTAATCTGATTGTTGAAAGTTCTTCCTTGGTGGCAGTCGCAGGGACGGCGGGCGTGGGGACGAACGGATCCGCGGATAACATTATCGGACCGACTTTGCTTTCTGGCCTTGGAGGTGCAAACAGCGCGCTATTTTTGCCAGCGTCTGCTGGCGGAGTTCTTGCGGATTTCAACGAAACCATAAATCTCGGAATAGATATAGGATTTACGGCGTCATCGCTTGTGCTGACGGCGGAACTTATTGGATATTATAAAGCGTAAAACGCAAAAAGGAGAAGGCATGAAAAAAATCTTATTAGTAATGGCGATGTTATTTTCGACGAGTACATTCGCCGCGATAAACAGTGTCGAGCAGGGAAAAGGAATTGAGGTAAAGGATTCATTCGGACCGGATGCAAAAATCAGCCTTGGCAATCTGTTCGTTGGGGGCGATTGGGAAATTACAGGAGGCGGAGGGATTACGCTGTCGAGCCCTTTTGCCAGTTTCAAACTGAATGATGCAGACGGGTGGTTTCATGGAGCGCTCCGATCAGGCGATCTTTCTGCAGACCGTTTCTGGACGTTTCCTGATGCGACGGGAATTGTCGCGTTAACAACGTCCGAGATTTCACCCAAGATAATTCATTTTGTACTTGTAGACATTCCGCAAGCGGACCTCGCGGGCGCCGTTCAATGCACTACGGGCGAAGAAAAAATAGACACCGGCGGCGCGACAATTGAGAGGTGCAATTGCCTTTTCTCTCCGGGGATTTGGTATTGCACTCCGATGACGAAAGGTCCGATCGATTAATGAGACGCCATGGAATCAAGATTCGCTAAAGCAAAAATGATTCTCATCATTTTTCTCAGTTTGGCAATAGGGGTATCCGCGACGCTGGGAGTGTTCTGCGCGAGGGCATACCTAGATACCAGAATAAAACAAGCAGCTACCCTTTCTTACCAAAAGGCGATTCAGGACATTCTCGATGAAATTTCGAAGAAGGGCAAAGTGTCGATTCCGGTTTCTGACAAAAGCGGAAATAAAAAACTCGTAGAAATAACACTGGAGGAACCGATACGGCAGGAAGAAAATGCGGCAAAAAAATGATGCCGACCGACGCAATAACGAAAGAGGCTCTGACGCAATACGGACTGGCTGGATTCGTGGTGGTTGTCTGCCTGTTATCGCTCGTATTTGTTTTGAAGGACCTGTTAAAAAAATCTGACAAAAAGGACGCGCAGATTTTGGAAATGGGAAATAAATTCGCGTCTTCATTGGATGCAAACACGAATGCGTTGATGAAAATGAACGAAACCGAAATCCGTTTGGCCGCCGCTGCCGACAAATTTCAAACTTGGCTTTCCGATGCGATAAAAGCGGGAGAGAAAGAACATGCCGAAATTCTGACCTTTGTTAGGAGACAAGCGAGAACATAATCGCTATGAGCCAAAAGAGCCCATTTGCATGGTATCCGATAGCCATTCGTGACATTGGCGTGCGGGAGATTAAGGGCCCCGAGCAGAATAATTCGAGGATTCTGGAATATTTCCAGTCGACGTCACTGAGGGCCACAACAGACGAGATCCCATGGTGCGCGGCCTTCGTGAATTTTTGTCTTACACAAGCCGGATATAAAGGGACGCACTCGGCACGTGCTCGATCTTTTTTGACTTGGGGTAAGGGATTGAAGGACCCCGTTCTTGGTTGTATTGTTATCCTTGCGCGAGGGACGAATAGAGCACAAGGGCACGTCGGATTTTATGCCGGGCGAAGTTTGGAAACAGGGTTCATAAAAATTCTTGGCGGAAATCAGGGAGACGCCGTCTCAATCGTTGAATTCCATAAGGGTCGCGTTCTTGCATACCGCGCCCCGAGGGATTTCAAGATAATTTCGTAAAGGAGAAAAAATGATTCTCGAATTTCAAAAGAGGATAGCGCATCTATCGCGGCAGATTCTAGAAGCGGAAGCAGCGGGTCGTGGCTCGGATGCGGAGACGCAGAAATTAAGAGGTGCGCTTGAAGAGGCGGATCACCTTTTCGCCTTTTTTAAAAAAAATAAAGAAATTGAAGGACAAACTTATCGAGAAGACCAAAAACAAGGAGGCACGTCATGACAGAACAATCCAGCACGCAAATGCCCATCGACGCCAAGAGGACTACGAGGACAAAAATTGTGGGATATTTGATGGTCATCGCTGCCGTTTGTAATACCGCCGTGGATGCGTTAAACGGCGGAGGATTCAACGCGGCAGCCCATCTCAGCGATCTATATGTGGCGCTTGGTGGCGCTGGTCTCGTGTTCGCAAGGGATGCGATTTCGAAGGTTGAGCGAGCCATCAAAAGCCTATGAATTGGGAACGAGCAGGAACGCTTTTGACAGCTTTCTTGGGATGGTTGTTTTCATATCTACAACGGAAGAGCGCTGCGGACGATGCCGACCGTTCCGAAAAGCATCTGCAAAGGGAGGCAACCAGTGATAAGATCCTCGACGAAATTAATTCTCCTCGGATGGCTCCTGATCGCGTTGACGAGTTGTTATCGAATTTCGACCCAAGCCAAGCGCCCACCGTGCCTCCAAAGACCGAGCCTTGAAAAGATCTACCCGCGCTCATGTGAAATGATTGATGGACGCGAATTCTGCATGTTTGAGCGCGCGCCTTTGCAGCGAAATACCCGCCGATTGATGAACCTGATCAAGTCTTATGAGATTGAATCGGGATGCCCCGCTAGCGGAGACCTTCCTTGACGAGACGGACAAAGCCAGCCTCTCACAAAAAAAAGTCGATAAGAAGCACCAGAAACATCATCACAATTCTCATAGACAAATTGCTTTGCGCCATTTTTAGACCGACAAGACCATAAAAGCCACTCATCGGATAACAAAATTGCCCATCGAGGATAGAGTTTTTTCCAATTTTTAATATCGCGAAATGACGCATGAATAAAGGGCAAAAGCAATGAAAAATAATTATTGTTGTCTCAAAAAAGATATTGACAGTATCGGGTAACAATTGTTACCTTCGCGACATAACAAGGAGGCAATCCATGGAAAGAGACGAATATGACGACGATTCAATCGATGAATACCCTAACGAGCGATGCGATTCATGCGGTGAACGCATCAGGGACGAAGACGGTAATTTGAAGGGATCGCCATCATTAAGCAGTGATGGCGGTGTAACGTGCGCGCAATGCTCCGGAAAGTGGACACACTATGAAGTGCGCCAAGGCGACATTAGAGGGTTTGGATTTAGCAGGGAAGAAGACGCGAAGACGTTTGCGAAGCGGGCAAAAGAAATGATCGAAAATCTTTATCGCGAGATAGCCGGAGATGATGCCGCCGCATTCACGGGAGGCAAATCCGTATTCACGATTTTCAAGAGGGAAACGCAAAAAGAAAGGGGTGATAAGATGATCATCAAAAAAGGGGACAAGATAAACAAACCACAACCAGTAACATGCATCCAAAAATAAAGGGGGATAGTTATGCCGAAATTTTTTGAGGGGAAAATAAGCGGGACGGATGCCGTTGTCATGGTGAATGGGGCACCGCTGGATCTAGCGTTGGACGTTCAGAATCATAGTCCATCGGGCTTTTCATGGGGATATGGAGGATCCGGCCCGGCGCAATTGGCCCTGGCGCTGCTCGTTGAGATTTACGGACGAGACGCGCCGGAAGTGCGCTATTATCAGGATTTCAAATGGAGGATTGTTGCCGCAATGCCGCAAGAGAAGCCTTGGTGGATGAGCGAAGAAGGGATTCGAGGGACCATGAAGGCCCTCATTAATGAAGTCGAAACAAAGCAGGGAGTGAGCGCATGAAGGGGATTTACGCTGCAATTTTTGGTTTTGGAATCGCCATTTTTCAAATTGGGTTCCTTTGCGGAACTGCCTATCGTTACCAAAAAACGGAAGAAATAAATAGGGCCTTTTCTGCTCTTCAAGAAGATTTGAAAGCGTGCGAGGGGCTTGTTAATGGAAAAACTATTCGGGGGGATCCATGAAAAGGATTTTTCACATGGCGCAATCGGTTCGGGGGGCTTTGCGAAATTGGAGGACGCCCCGCGATTATCCGAGGGGGTACTTAACAGAAAACGGGAGAGAGCTTTCTTTCGATGAGGCAATAAATGTGATGATGGAAGAGCTTTCAAAAGGGCGCGAAGTTCTTCCGCTTGGAGACCCATGCGAAGGGTTTGACTATAAAACGGGATGCCCCGGACATGACGAGGAAGGAGAAGAAGACGATGAAAAAGAAAAAATTCCCGAAGCCTGAGATGTGGCCGGTCGGGACCCGCGTCGCCGTCCGCTTGGATAGCGGGCACACGTTGATCACGACGACAAGATCGCTGCCTTGGCAATTGGGACATGGCCAGTGGGTAGTGAGCCTTCAAGGAATAACGGGAGGATTCGATTGTGAACGGATTAAAAAAGATGAGGAAGGAGACCGCTTATGAATCAATGTTCAAGCGGCGAAAATCACGGGAAGGGTGCGGGCGTTTGCGTTGGGCCGATCTTTGACCGCGACTCCCGAGCGCAATTCACTTATGTCGCCGTCGATAATTTCATCGACGATTGCGTTGTCATCCGGGATGTTGGGCCGTGGGACAAGCACAAGACCGTCACGAACGACGCCGAAGATGTCGTGCGCCGCGTCCTTGCCGATTACCCTAAAACGAAGCGTCTTTGATCGACGATAGAATGGCCGAAGAAACGGAACCTTTGCCGGCAATTGAAGAGATTCTAAAAAAGCCAGCGACGGAGCCGATACAGGCTGCAAAACAGATGAGTCTTTTCTGAAAGGGTGAGAATGGGAAGAAGGGGAAAGGTAAGAACGGCTTGAAAGGGGAAGGCATGAGGTCAAAATTTTTTTGCCCAAAGAGTCAATCTTTGTTGACTATCAACAATTGTTTCTATAAGACGTTTTTCGAAAGGACTAAGGAGTTCTTTGAAGCGATGCTGGACAGGTTGGTTGACGCGATAGACACATTAACGCGAAGCAGCAAGGTCGATGCGGTGATTCTTTCTTTTATGCGGATAAGTTTTTTCTATTTGATGTGGCACGTTCTGAGCGCGGTTCTTTGGCGAATTTTTATCCGCCCGGAGGGGTAAAAAATGTTGACGGAAACAATTCTTTCAGGTTAGTACATGGCTATGCGCTTTAACTATAAGCTCTTTAAAAAAGAGCGGAAATCTAAGTTTACCCTTGGCCAATTCGTGAAGGAGTTGCAACGCTATGAACCCACGGCATCAAAAATGCTGGTTCACAGGTGGGAGATTGGGAGCGTTCCGGGAGGAACCTATCTGATGATAGCGGCGAGGATTCTGGGGAGACGCCCTGAATTTTTCTTTAAGGATGATGGCAAGAAGTCGCGCTAATTTTTAGGTTAAACATGATGAAAGAAAAACGGCTCCTAAGCCGACTAGGAGCCGTCCGTCTTCATTGGAGGCAACCATTGAAGAACTCATTAACACTAATTCCCGATTGGAGGAAAGTCAATGAACGACAAAACAAGCAGTTCTGCGGAGATGCAAGAACCGGTACAAGCATTGGCGATAAGCGAAAAAAAAATGATCGCATCTCACGGATTCGCGGTCATGCCTCAAAATCTAGGAGAACTGTTAACTTTCGCAAACATGCTTGCGAGTTCCGATTTAGTCCCGAAAGATTATAGAGGAAAGCCATCCAATGTTATGGTGGCAATGCAGATGGGCCACGAAATAGGGATCCAGCCCATGCAAGCGATCCAGAACATAGCTGTAATAAATGGCAAGCCGTCCATCTATGGAGATCTCGGAAAAGCTCTGCTTCGCTCAAAGGGTTGCGACATTGAAGAGGCCGATGTCGAAGAAATACGAAAAACCGGAGTGGCCTGGTGCGTTATTACTCGACCGGGGCAAAAGCCGGTAAAACGGACATTTTCGCTGGAAGATGCGAAGACGGCACAACTTACGGGAAAAGATGGCGCTTGGAAGACCTATCCACTTCGACAAATGGCGTGGCGGGCTTTTTGGTTCGCGGCAAGGGACGCCGCCCCAGACATTTTGAAGGGGATCGCCGGACGCGAAGAGATAGAGGATTATGATCCAGCGCCAGCGCAAGAGACTGAGAAAAAAGAAATCCCCGATTATTCGCCAAAAAGAAAATCGGAAATGATTCCAGTGACCGCCTCCGCAATTCCGGCGACCGAGGCGAAACCTGAAAGAACAGAGACGAAGCCGATCCAGCAGGAAGAGACGATTTCAGAAAACAATCCCATCACCGAGACTAAGGCGGAAGAAAAGAAAACGAATGATCCGACTGTCACCCCGAAACAGATTGAGCAATTGGAAATTTTGGCGGCGGAGATGGGCGTTTCAATATCGGACATTTCTCGGCATGCAAGTTCGCTGCTTGGTGCCCGCACTCTTCACGATATAGCGATCAAGGACCTGGAAAGGATTCGTCAATGGATACGGTCACAGATAAAGAAAAAATAGATGCAGAATTTAAATTCGATGAGATGGAGCACGCATATTTTTTAAACGGAAAGCGCCTTCCGTCAGTCACGCAAATTTTAAAATTCGCCAATCTCGTCGATGATCGCTTTTTTACGGAGGAAGCGCGCGCGCGCGGGACCGCCGTCCATAAGGCGATTTGGTATGATATCCAAAACGATCTTGGTGAGGTTCATCCCGCGATAGAGCCTTACGTGCAATCATGGTATAGATTCAGGGAATCAACGAAAATTGAACCGATCATGGAACTTTGCGAAAGACCGCAATTCCATCCGGTTTATCATTATGGCGGGACGCCGGACATCATAGCGATTCTCAACGGAAGGCACGTTTTGATCGATATTAAAAGCGGGACTATAGAGGGGGCACATTTTCAGACGGCGGCATATTGGGAAATGCCCTCGATTAGAAATTTAGTCCCCTATGAAAATCGTTTCACGCTCCGGCTCTCCGAGGAAGGAGGTTTGCCAAAACTAAAAAATTATTCAGACAAAACTGATTTAACGGTCTTTTTATCGGCACTTAATTTATTCAAAATAAAGGGAGGCAACCCATGATTCAGCAAGATCACTTTCAAGATGTCCATCAATTCACGGTGACTAAGCCAGAAACATCAACGGACGAAGCGGAAGGTAAATTGATCGTTCCCGAGGCGCAAGGTTTTCGCGTGACGAATCAAGATGAATATGAAGCCGCGCTTTCGTTCATGCGGCGGTGTAAAGAAAAAATCAAATATTTCGAGACGAAATTTGAGAAGGCAATCAAGACGGCTTTCGACCTGCATCGCAGTATGACGAAATTGAGAGGCGATCTGTCCATGCCTTATAACAATGCCTATTCGATCGTCGAAAGGGAAGCGTCCCGATGGTTTCAGGAACAGAGGCGTATAGCGGCAGCGGCGGAAGAGGCGGCGCGAAGAGAGGCGAAGGAGAAAGCGGAGGCGGAGCGAAGGGAACGAGAAAGAAAGCTCGAAGAAGAGAGATTGCAGACAGCACAAGATTTTATCGATGCCGGGCATCACGCGGAGGCGGACAAAATTTTAGAGGCCCCCGTTTATGTTCCGCCGGCGGCATCAGTGATCGCCGATGTTCTCCCGATAGAATTGGCCCCTAAAAAAGTGAAAGGGGCGACAGTTCGTCAAAAATGGATTCATCGAGTGACCGATAAAACCCTGCTTCCTGAAGAATATAAAATGGCCGATGACCGAAAGATTGCAAAGGTCGTCGCTGCTTTGGGTCCGGAAGCTAAGATACCAGGAATCGAAATTCTTGAAGATATGAAAGTTTCGGTCCGAAAAATAGGAGCAGAGCAAGCCGATCTTTAATGCCGGTCGTCCCCTGATGAGTAGAAAATTTTTAGGGAAGGAGGGCGAATGTACGGAAAAATTTTCAAACAAATTTATGAGTCGACCCTTGTTGAGCATGGATGGGAGGCATTGGTTACATTTGAGCAATTTATTATCCTAGCCGATGCCGACGGAGTTGTTGATATGACCCCTTCCGCCCTTTCTAGAAGGACGACAATACCGCTCGAAATCATTCAAAAAGGACTTGATAAATTACAACTACCCGATCCTTTATCGCGATCCCAACTTGAAGGTGGGCGCCAAATAGTCCGATTGGACGCACAGCGTCCATGGGGTTGGAAAATCGTCAATTATCAATATTACCGAAATCTTTCTAGCAAAGCCGAAAAGCGCGAAGCCGACCGAGTACGACTTGCCGAAAAGCGCGCCGCCGAAAAGAATAAAAATCCTTTAAAATCAGATAGTTATCAAGATGTCGCAGATTGTCGCAAGATGTCGCAAGATGTCGCAAAATGTCGCAATCAGTCGACAGATGTCGCGAGAGTCGCGAATGTCGCACATGCAGAAGAAGAAGAAGAAGAAGAAATAATAAGAGAGAACTTGGTTAGTAGGGGGGTGCAGGGGGGCGATGCCCCCCAAACCCCCACAGCAGGCGGCCCGGAAGACGAAAAAAAACACACAAAACAGCCTGACACGGGACAAAGGCCCAAAAATAAAAGGGAAAGGCCCGATTTAGAGACGTTCCAGCCGGGCGAAAATGAATTGGCGTGGCTCGCCGAACAAGAAAAGAAGCACGAAATCGCATTAGACGAACGGAAACGGGCATTAGAGCTTGAAAGATTCAAAACCTACCACCTAGCCCGCCCCAAGTCGAAAATTACGGCCTGGGGGCAAGCGTGGCGCAATTGGATACTAGGTTATTTTGCCAAGGAACTGGAAAAGCGGGGGTCCCACAAAAAGCCGAGTGACGGATTCCTGAAATTTTGGGCGACCTACCCCAAGAAAGACAAGCCGGGATTCGCGCAAAACGAGTGGGAAAAGATAAGCCCGGACGCCGCGACCGAGGCGATGATTTTGGAAGCTATCGAGCTCTCACGGCTTTCCGACGGTTGGCGGGAGGAAAGGGGGAAGTTCATCCCCGACGCGCATAATTGGTTAAAGGCGAAAAGTTGGAAGGGGGACTTCGGAAAAGAAAAAGCCATGCGAGACGAAGAAGCCTTGAGGCAAAAAATGAAAGCCATGCGGGAAGAAGCGGAAAGAAGGCACCGCCAAGAGGAAGAGGCAAAACATAAAGCCTTTGTGGAAAAGTTGGCTTCCGAAGGGAAAACCTTCGACGATTATATCAAGGAAGAGCGTGAAAAGCTGAATAAGAAACTTGGGATTCAACAGATTCAAGCAGTTTAGGGGAAAGCCTGAATGAGTTATCATTGTTCCAGGCAAAGGGATTGCCGAGAAGAAACAAAAAATATGGGAACGTTTTTAGAAATTAGAAGAGACCAAAGATGGGATGGCATTATCTTAAGGAGTTAATGTGCGGGAGCTTGCCTTATTCTCAGGAGTTGGCGGGGGGCTCCTCGCCGGGAAGCTTCTCGGATGGCGGACCGTCTGCGCCGTGGAAAAAGAGCCGTATTGCCGGGAAGTGCTCCTCCGACGCCAACGAGACGGTGTGCTTCCCATGTTCCCGATATGGGACGACGTCCGCACATTCGACGGGCGTCCCTGGGACGGCCTTGTGGATATCGTCTCTGCTGGATTCCCTTGCCAACCCTTCTCGGTTGCCGGAAAACGAAAAGGAGAAGACGACGAAAGAAACCTTTGGCCGGATACCATTCGGGTCATACGCGAAGTTAGACCCGCTTACGCTTTCTTGGAAAACGTCCCAGGCCTCCTTGCTACCCGATATTTCGGACGAATACTCGGAGAGTTGGCCGCGAGCGGGTTTCGTGTCCGATGGGATTGCATACCGGCGGCGGCCGTCGGTGCCCCTCACCGCCGAGACCGATTATGGATCGTTGCTACCCATCCCGACCGTGAACGACTACGGAGCGAACCAAGGCGGGGGAATGGGGATGGCCGGGAAGCTTCGCCCTCATCGCCAGCGGAGGGCGAAGCGGGATCTTTGGCCGAACCCGCGCGCGAGTGAGAGGGGAAATTATCAGAGGGATCGGGGAAAGAAGGGCGCGGAACGCCTGACATTGACGGGACTAGCAAAGAAATTTCCAACGCCGCATGCGAATTGCCACACGGGGCCTGGCCACGCTTCGCAGGGCGGGAAGAATCTTCAAACGGAAATTGGTGGAGCCGTGAACCCGACGTGGGTGGAGCTTCTTATGGGGTTTCCGCAAAATTGGACAAGGCTTTACCCCATTAATCACTTAGATGTAAGTGATTGGATAAAGGGGTTTACCAATGAAGAGAATAAGGGAGCATTCAAAGAAATGCAAAACTTGCCAGAAAATATTGAACGCCCACCATATCAACCAAGACATAACCCAAAACAACCCGGAGAATATCCAGACCCTTTGCAAGTGGCGTCACGACTTTCACCATTCTACGGCGAAGCGGCTTGGAAAGACGGTAGATGGGAGAATGGAATGGATCGCCTTGCCGTAGATATCCCCTCTCGCGTGGACCGCCTTACAGGCCTTGGCAACGCGCAAGTTCCCGCATGTGCCGCAAGAGCTTTTCTCCTATTGGTTGGAAGCGAATAAAATATTTTCCGATTGTTCAAAAATATATCCATAACAAATTTTGAAGAAAAAGAAGCGGCAAATAATAATAATTGTTGACAGTCAATATTTATTTACTGTAGGCAATGCACATGAGGAAAAAATCTCTTAACGATGAGGCCCCGCGAGTTTTAAGTGATTTTCTTTTCGACGAGATAACGAGAAAAATTTTAACCTATGGATGGAAAAATCACTCCATCAAAATCACCTTCACGGGAAGAAAGATTTTGAACGGGATCGAAATCAATAATTTCAAAATTGAGGAAGAGACAGAAAAATGAAAATCTTTATCCATTGGTGCTGGCCGCGGTTCGTCAAACGTATTCAGTTTATGAAAATAATCGCGCCTTCAACGAAGGACCCCAACGCGCTTGGCGTTCCGGTGAAGTTTTGGGAAGATAGATCGCGATATTTATGGCAGCGGCATTTCGATTTGAGAGTGAGGCACGCAAACCCAAGACCAGTAAGAACAAAAAGTTTTCTTTTGATTTTCGGACCAATTTTCATTCACGCAATCAAAACCATAAAAGAAAGGGGAATCCATGGAGCGCACACCCGTTGAAAGTTCGCAGATAAAGAGCATCGGCCATGAGGTAACTTATTACGAGGAGGATTTTCTTGATGGGGAAAAGAAGGAGTTCGGGATTGCGGAGGTCGAATTTAAGGGAGGTTCGGTTTACGAATACGGCAATTTCCCGAAGGATCTTTTTGCTCAATGGATGGCGGCGGAGTCGAAGGGAAAATTTTTCGGCGAATTCATCAAGCCTTTCCCTGACAGATATCCATTCAAGAGGACAAGAGGCACCGACAAGGAAGAAGCCAAAAAAAGATTAGACGAGATGCCAGATGGAGAAGAACGAAAAGAAAGAGTAGACCAATGAAATACGTTGGGATTTTTCTTCTCGGGATTTCGTCTTTTTTTGCGACCATTGGGATGCTGGAATTTCCAGGGATCGTCAAGCGATTCTGGAAGAAGCGAAAATTTAAAAATGGCCCTCAGATTACACCGCCTCCGGAACGAGAAAAAAGAACTTGGAAAGAATTCTCATTTTGCACGGTCGTCGTTATTTTTGGGGATAAAGGGGAAATGGAAATTACTTCGGACGGGCGCTTGATGTTCGGAGTAGGCGGAGAAATTAAGACGGGAGAAAGTAGCATGCAGATGATTGATAAATTGTTGATGAACGCACGTGAATTATTCGCGCCAAACGACAAAGCGGTCCTTTTTGTCAGAGAAGGAATCAAGTCTTCATCTCTCGAAAAGAAGGAAATGAATTGATGGGAATCCACTTTGACAGGTTGAGCCCGGAATTGAAGGCCAAAATTAAGGACATATTGGGTGATAACAAGAACGTAGGTTTGCGCCAACAATCGCGGCCACGATCCCGGTCGCAACCGGTCCGGGGACAGATGAATAAGACAGAGCAAAAATATGCGGGAACTCTCGCCTTGCAAAAAGCAGCGGGAGAGATCGTTGATTTTGGATTTCAGAGGATAAAGTTACGCTTGGCCGACAACACATTTTACACGCCGGATTTCGACGTTGTGACACGGGATGAGATCCAATTGCACGAGGTAAAGGGATTCTGGGAGGACGACGCCCGCGTGAAAATCAAGGTAGCAGCGGGGCTTTTCTGGCAATTCAAATGGCTGGCCGTTCGATTGGAAAAAGGAGTTTGGAAATACGAGGAATTCTGAATTGGGTGGAAGTTTATATCCCCTAGGTGCGGAACGATTAAAAAAGCACAAGATTTCAAACCCTTCACGGACAAGGGGGAAACTCCTGAATCGGCGTATCAAGAATGTATTGGCCGTTATGCCGGATGCGACATGACAAAGAGGAAGCCAAAGCCGTGCGATTGGGCCGCCTATGGCCTGTTTAAGGGGCCACTTTTCGTGGAGACTGCAGATGGAATCGAAATCATTACCCAAGACCGGACACGGACAAAGGAAGATATCATGAATGACATCACACGCCATGATCGCTGAACGCAATAAAAGATTCGGAGGTGAAGAATGAAACCAGCGCTTAAAAAGACAGAATCACAAATTTACTATTTCTCGGAAGGGCGGCGAATCGATGGCCCTCATGATCTCATAAGTGGCGACGTGAGCGGGATTCGGGGCAACGTTACCGGGCTTCGTGGGAACGTGAGCGGGATTCGTGGGAACGTGAGCGGGTTGAGTGGCGACGTGAGCGGGATTCGTGGGAACGTGAGCGGGATTCATGGGGACGTGAGCGGGATTCATGGGAACGTGAGCGGGATTCGGGGCAACGTTACCGGGCTTCGAGGCGACGTGAGCGGGTTGAGTGGCGACATTGACGCTTGCGAACTAACTGATGAGGAGCGCGCAGCGGGAGTGGATGTTACGAAACTTGTGATGGAGGTGAAAGATGGAAATTAAGGCACAACAGTTTTACGCTGGCTTAGCCATGCAAGCCATGATCGCAACTGCTATCAAGGACATAAACGGAGAGGACATAATAACGATCGTCGACACGGCGCAAAATATTGCGAAATTGATGCTTCTTGCTGAGAAGGAAGGCAATATTGAAAAGCTCAAAAAGGCCTTAAATGGAAATTAGGCTACATCGATTCGACGTCCAAGATATCGATTATCGGGAGTTGAAGCCCCTACAGGGCGATCTCAAAATTTTAGAGGACGAGAATTATCAGCGCCTCAAAAATTCGATCACGGAGAAGGGACTTTTCCTGCCGATATTCGTCTGGAAGAAAGGCAAAGACTTCTTCATTTTGGACGGCCACGGGCGCGAGAAGTTTTTTCGGAAAGAGGGGGCCGTTTTCCGAGATGAGAACGGAAAAAAGACCCATAAAATCCCATGCCTTTTGATAAAGGCCAAGGATGAGAAGGATGCGAAAGAGAAAATCCTCGTCATTTCTTCCCAATACCAGACGATCACAGCGACCGGCTTTGACGCCTTCACGAAGGACTTGGACGCCCCGTGGCTTGAAAAAACAACATTCTTCGATGCCCTTCAAAAGAAGGTGACGGTCGAAGAGGAAGAGGGGGGCGACGAAGACGACGTGCCGGAGGCGGGGGATGGGCCTGGGATAGCCAAGGCGGGCGACTTATGGGCCTTGGGAGATCACCGAGTTTTGTGCGGGGATTCGACGCTGGCGCAAGCGTTTGACGTTCTCATGGGTGACGCCGCCCCCGCCGCAATGGTTTTTACGGATCCGCCCTACGGAGTTTCCTACCAAGCAAACGAGCCTTGGAGGAAGGGAAAGAATTTTTCCCGAATAAAGAATGACGAATTGACCGGCGACCGCTTGGCCGGATTCTTGGGGAAGACTTTCAAGGCCCTTGTCCAGAAAACGCGCAATGAGGCCGCTTTCTATATCTGGCACCCTGCCGCGACGCGGGAGGACTTTTTTACGGCGATGAAAGCCGCCGGACTTGTCGAAAGGCAATATTTGATCTGGATAAAGCCGTTGCACGTTATCGGGCATGCCGACTACCACTGGCAGCATGAGTCGTGCTTTTATGCCGCAAAGGACGGGCAGGAGCCGCTTTTCGTCGGGGATCGTTCTCAATTTTCAGTTTGGAGGATTGGGCTTAAACGCGCAAAAGATATGGCCTATTCTCTTTCCAAAGGAGTTGTCGTTTCCGATGGAAAAGAGAACGAGATTTTTGTGACGCCAAGCGCGCCGAAGGCCAAAAAATGCCGCCGCCTTCGGATACAGGACGGCCAAGCCGTAACCCTTTCCGTCGAGGCGGAGAATTCCGATGTTTGGACGGTGGGGAGGGATCGGGGGACAGAGCACCCGACGCAAAAGCCGGTCGAGCTTTCAAGGCGGGCGATTTCAAACTCAAGCCAAGTAGGGGATATTGTTTTAGACCCCTTTCTCGGTTCCGGATCCACCTTGATCGGCGCGGAAGTAGCCCGCCGGCGGTGTTTCGGGATTGAGATTGATCCGAAATATTGCGATTTGATCATTCGCCGATGGCAGGACTTCACGAAGAAAAAGGCATCCAAGATCGGGAATTTTAAAACCAAGGCGATTTCATAAAAACCAAAAAGGAGGTTCGATGAAAGAAAAGATCAAAATAGCGTGCGGGGTGGCGATTGTTTGTGCGGTTGCTTTCTTCTCGTATAGGGCAGAACGGGATATTTCAAAAAGAGATATTCAATGGCAAAAACATATTGATCGGGTGACGGATATGATTTTCAGTTTCCAATGGGAAAGAACGGGGGCCGTTACCGTTGACAATTATTCGGCCATTGAGATCGTCATCGATCAAAAGACCTTCGACCTTCTTAGGGAAGGATTTCAAAAAAACCAAGAAACTTTAAAGGCGAAGCATAGCGCCCAGGTTGTTTTAAACGTTGGCGAAAAGTCGAGGGAAATGACCTTTGACGAATTCTTGCGGTTGATAGACGGGGCCGCCGTTGAAGGAGAGGCAACCCATGATCATTTACCCGCGGCACCGGCAAAAATCGATCCTTTGCCGAATAGCCCAAGAGAAAAATTCGAGCGATGAGGGTGAGATAAAGCTAAGCGAGTTGTGAATTTACAATAGGCATGCTACTTTTTGGGCATGAAGACTAAAAAAGAGACCCAAGCAAACCTCCCAAAGTCAACAAAAAAAGTCGTAAGTGAAGGCGACGATCGCCCGAATAGGCCGGTCATGGAAAAAAACAGGGCCAAGCGAAAGGCGAATTTTTTGAACGCTTATTATCAAAATAGATGCAACGTTTCGGAAACGTGCCGACAAATAGGGATCGACCGAAAAACCTATTATTCATGGATTGAAGAAGATCCCGATTTTTTGGGAAAGGCTGAAGAAGTTGAAGAGTCAATGATTGATTGGGTGGAGTCGCGGCTTCAAAAATTGATGGGCGGGACAGGAATGCCAGCGGTTTCGGCGGTTACTTTTTATCTGAAAACGAAGGGGAAAAAGAGGGGATACGTTCAAACGCATGTATTCACGGGGCCTAACAATTCCCCATTGGTTCCTCAAGGCCAGGCGGGCGTTGATGAAAACAAAATTGCCGATACCCTTCTCCGCATGACGCCCGAACAGCGGAAGGCGCGGCTCGAACAATTGACGGCAAAAAATGATAACCCAAAGGACAAGCCCTGAATTTGAAAGGCTACTTCTTCTTGAAATAGAAGCGGCGGAGCGGGCGCGTAACGGGTTCCTCGAATTCATTCTCTACACGAAGCCGAATTATCGGGTAAATTGGCACCATCTTTTAATCGCAAAAACGCTTGAGAAGTTTTTTCGGGGCGACATTCGGAGGCTTATGGTTTTCATGCCGCCACGCCACGGCAAGCTATGCGCCGACGCAACGCCAGTGCTTACCGTTGACGGATGGAAAGCTCATGGCGATTTGAAGCCGGGGGATTTTGTTTTTCATCCTAGCGGAAAAGCGGTGAAAGTTTTGTCGGTCGGAGAGCCTTCTTTTGCAGATATCCGGATTCATTTTTCGAATGGCGATTTTATAGATTGCCATGAGAACCATGAATGGGAGATATTTGATCGAAGTTATGGAAAATTTTTCATTCGAGAGGCCAAAACGTTTTTAAAAGTAACGAAGTTCAAAAGACCGATTAACATTCTGAGCAAAAATGGCCGCGTTAAATATCAACTCAGAAACATTTCTGCAATCAGGCAAGAAGAGCGTCGTTTATCTCTGCACCCATATGTCTTAGGGGCTTGGCTTGGGGATGGAACTACGGGGGCGGCAAGGATTACTTATTCAAAAGATGATCGTCTCTATATCCAAAAAATTATCGCTTTAGGATATAGGATAAGTTCGGAATATACCCATAAAAAAACAGGAGTTTTGACAAGTAATTTTGGTGGATTCAGGGGCCATGCCGGACGGATGACTATTGAGTTGCAGAAGCTTGGCATATTCTCTGAAAAAAGAATCCCGGAAATTTATAAAAGAGCGAGTATTGAGCAGAGGTTAGAACTGCTTGCGGGACTGATAGATACCGACGGACATGTTGAAAAGAAGACGGGACGAGTTCGAATTGTAACTGGATCGAAAAATCTTGCAAAAGATATTCATGAAATAGCGAGTTCTTTGGGGTTTCGTCCATATTTAGGGCGACAAGAGCCTTCATTGTCAACCTCCGGAATCCAAGGCAGAAAAGTTATTTTCACCATAGCTTTTCAGCCTGATTGCGAACTGCCAGTCTGCCTGGAAAGAAAAAAAATAAGGAGGTTTGCGAAGCGCCGCCGTATCGGCCTTATAAAGGTCGAGCGATTAAATAAAAAAGTGCAAGGGCGATGCATTCAAGTTGATTCAGATGATGGGCTTTATCTTGTCGGGAAAACCTTACTTCCAACTCATAACAGCGAGCTTGTTTCTCGAAGATTTCCTGCGTTCGCATTGGGGAATAATCCCGATCTTCAAATTATCTCCGCTTCCTACGCTTCCGACTTGGCAAAGCGGATGAGCCGCGACGTCCAGAGAATTATCGACACCGAGGAATACAGACGGATTTTTCCAGAGACACGATTATCGGCCTCAAACGTTCGCATGACGGCCAAGGGCTCATGGCTTCGCAGAGCGGACATTTTCGAGATTGTAGGGAAGGAAGGCGTTTATCGGGCGGCCGGAGTTGGCGGCGGTATTACCGGCATGGGCGCGAGCATTGGAATTATAGACGACCCTTTGAAGAATATGGAGCAAGCCCTTTCCGAGGTTATCCGAGAGGCGCAATGGGAATGGTACACTTCTACTTTTCTGACCCGCCTTGACGAAAATGATAGCCGGATTCTTCTCACAATGACGCGCTGGCACGAAGATGATCTTGCGGGGAGGCTTCTCGAAGTTGCCAAGGGGAACCCCGACGCCGATCAATGGGTGGTTCTTAACCTTCCCGCCATTTTGGAAGAGTTGGCAGAATACGACCCCCGAAAACCCGGAGACGTTCTCTGGTCGGCAAAGGCGAATCTTCAAAAACTCAATAACATAAAGGCTCTCAACCGGCGCGTTTGGGACGCCCTTTATCAGCAACGGCCAAGCGCGAAAGAAGGGAATATTTTTCTCCGAAAGAGCTTCCGTTATTATTCCAAGTTGCCCGAGCGTTTCGAGTACATGCTGCAGTCGTGGGATATGGCGTTCAAGAACGGTCCCGATAATTCCTTTGTCGTGGGCCAAGTCTGGGGACGCCTCGATGGGAAAAATTATCTCGTCTATCAATACCGAAAACAGCTGCGTTTCAGCGAGACACAAAAGGCGCTCGCGCTGGTAACGACCCTTTACCCGAATGCCACGAAGAAATTGATCGAAGACAAGGCCAATGGCACTGCCGTTATGGAATCGATGGGAAAGACGATTTCCGGGATGCAAGCGGTCAATCCTGGAAGAGATTCGAAAGAGACGCGATGGGTTGCCGCGAGCGGGATCGTTGACGGCGGTTGTGTTTATATTCCCGATCCGGTACAAAATCCATGGGTGGCCGATTTTCTTGATGAAGTTTGTGGCGTGCCAAATACCAAATTTAACGACCAAGCGGACGCCATGACGCAAGCGATTTTGGAAATGGACAAAAACTCGATCGACGACCTCAAGCGATATTTGGGGATCAAATAGGGGAAAACTATGCCGATTTTAGAGAAAATTTCTTCATGGTTTAAAAAGGATTCGGAGCCGCTTGTTACGGTTCCAAGGATGCCGCCTCGTAGAAATGTCCCGTCGCCGTTTCATTCAGATGCGAGCTGGGAAAATGCACTCACGAATTTAGGCGTTAAGGGGAAAGATAAGAGAATGAGCGCCGTTTCAACGCCGTTTGCTCTGACCGTTGGAGATCTCGATATTTCCTATCAATCAGACGATATTGTGGGGAGGATTATCGACAGAATACCGGAAGAGATGTTTCGGGAAGGTTTCAAGATCTGCTTGGAGGATGGCGATAATAGCGACAAGGAGACGGAGGCTATTCAAGCGGAATTCGATCGGCACGGGGTTTCTCAAAAAATGGAATTCGGCGAAAAGTGGGCGCGGCTTTACGGCGGCGCGGGTATTTATATCGGTGTCGATGATGGACTTTCGCCTGAAGAACCCCTTGATCTGAATCGGATAAATGCAGTTACGCACCTGGTTCTTTTAGATCGGTATGAACTGGTGTCTGCCGGTGGATTGGATAAGGACGTAAGAAGCCAGAATTTTGCGAAGCCAGAATATTACCGAATTTCGACAAACACGCCGACAACGACCGAGACAGTGCGAATACACAACAGTCGAATAATCCGATTTGAAGGATCACCCCTTCCACGGCGGCTAGCGTCCTTTTTTGATTATTGGGGACAATCGATTCTGAACAGAATTTATCTCGTTATCATGAATTTTAACACTTCGAACGATGCCATAGCCTCGATCGTTCAGGATTTTTCAACGTTGGTGATGAAGATGCAAGAGCTCTCAAACATCATCGCGATGGGGAATAAGGGAGACGAGATTTTACAAAAACGCCTCGATCTTGCTGCGATGGCGCGATCAACCATAAACGCCCTGATCATCCGTCCCGACGAAGAGATTGAAGAAAAGGGGCGACAGGTAACGGGGCTTGCGGACCTTATGCGTTTAATCAGTGCGCGACTTGTGGCAGCGACAGACCTGCCGCACACAATTCTATTGGGTGAATCGCCGTCCGGTTTAGGAGCAACAGGAGACAGCGAAATTACCCATTTTTATGATCATATCAAAAGCCTTCAAAAAAGCCGTGCAGAGCCGATCATAAGACGACTTATTGACGTATTCCAAGCGGCCAAGAACGGACCGTTTGGCGGAGAGATGCGAGAATTTACCGTTCATTTCAACCCGCTTTGGCAGCTTTCCGAGAAGGAGCAAGCGGAGGTGCGACAGATCCAATCAAACACGGATAAAAATTATTACGACATAGGGGCCCTTTATCCGGATGAAATCGCAATGAGCCGCTTTGGATCCGGGAAATATTCGACGGATACACAGCTCGATTTTCCAATGCGAGAACGGCTTGATAAAGAGGCCCCAGATACGTCGTTGCCAACCGCCTATGGCAATCAAGCGCAAGGGCAAGAATCGGTTCCGCCTGCCCCCGCCATGATGGGCACAGAGCCAAAACAGGAAGAGTCTCCCGAGATGATGGCTGGCGCTGTGGGTGCAAACGGAGAAGAATAATGGCGATCTTTCCTCATCCAACAATTTTAATTGTATTGAGGAGAAAAGCGCTCGAAGCAAAAAGTCGTCGCCGCCCTGTCCGTTTCGCGAAGCCAACAAAACCACGATCACCGAAAGCCGTTCAAATGGAATACATGCGACTCCTTAACGGGATGACGAAGACGCTTCGGGATCTTTATAAGGGATATCTTTTCCCCGAACTTGATAGGATTTTAGCGACAGCGAAAAGCACACGACCCGATGCTATGACAGTTGACGATTATTCCACGGAGGCAAGAAGAGCGATCGATAATCTAAAGTTACTTTTCCAAGAAAAGTATTCTGATGCGGAGATCCTAGCGATTACCCAAAAAATCGCCGCTAAAACGAGCGCTTTCAATGCGGATGAATTGAGACGATCTTATGGGAAAGTCCTTGGCGTTGAAGTCTTCGCAGGGGAGCCATGGTTACAACAGGAATTGAATTCGTTCACGCGGGATAACGTTCTCCTGATCAAGAAACTCACGAATACGCTCTATGACGAAACCGAGATGATAATTAAAAGGGGTGCACGTGCGGGCGAGAGCACAAAGAGCATTTCAGAGCGACTTCAAGAGCGGCTTGATGTCAGTGAGAGCCGCGCCGATTTTATCGCCCGCGACCAAGTGGCGAAATTCAATGGCGACATGATGCAGTTGCGGCAAACAAGCATAGGAATCCGAAAATATCAGTGGAGCACTTCCCACGACGAGAGAGTCCGCGACACACATGCGGCGAACGATGGGAAAATCTTTGAATGGAATAATCCGCCAGCTACCGGGAATCCCGGTCAAGATTTCAATTGTAGGTGCGTCGCAATCCCCTACTTCGAAGAAATCATAACAAACGCAAAGGAATCTGCTTAAGACAAAAATCTTGTGAGTTTTTAAAGTTTCTGTCATTTTTAAGGAATGACGAAAAGTTTTCGCGTCGACATTGGGCGTATTGAACGCCCAAAAATGACCCCGCAAGGATATCTGAAAGTTGATGGTTTCGCTACCCGCGTCGGCGTTTTCAAATATCGCCGCGCGGACGGATCAATCCGACGTGAGCTTCGCCTACCCGAAGAAGTTTTCAACGCCGATTCTTTGGACAGCTTGAAGGGAATACCAGTAACCAAAGAGCACCCGCCCGTCCCTCTGAACGCTTCCAATACGAAACAGTATGCCGTCGGCTTCACGCGGGACACGGTTGAGAAGGTAGGGGACTTCTTGAAGGTTTCGATGGTGAT